TCGTCGAACCCGTTGATTTCTACGATGCGTGCGTAAGGCAGCGGTTCGTCGTCGGCTGCGGTCTTGTTCAGACCCTTGAGCAGTTTTTCCCAGCCTTCGCGGCAGGGGCCGTAGGCGCGGATGCGGTTGAGGGTGGTGGTGATCATGGCTGTACCTTCGTCAGTTTATTGGCGTTGCAACGGAACATGCGGATTGGCCCGGCGCCCTTGACTGTGACGGTCGCTATGAACAGCGTGTCGGACCACTGCTGGAGGCGTGTCACTTCGCCTTCCCGTATCCACGGGTTGAGCGGGGCGAAGGCGGGCGGGAACTCGACGCGGTCGCCCACGGCGATGGGGGAGGCGGTCATGCGCGGGCCCTCATCCATGCGGGGCGCGCCCATGGCGTCTCGATCTTCTGGCGCATCGGCGTGACGAAGCAGAAGGCGTCGTGGCCGTCGAAGGTGAACACGGCCGGACCGCCCTTGTCGTCCCAGTGGCAGAGCTTGGTGCCCAGCCCGAGCTTCTTCCCGAACGCGTCGACGCTGGCGAGGTAGTCGCCATTGATGCCGCGGTCGAGCTTGCCCGTGACGCTGACCGGCACAATGCGACGCCAGTCCGGGAAAGTGCCGTCCACCGGGCGGAACACGCGCTTCGTTCCGAGGTATTCGAGGCCGAGGCTTTCACCCTCGCGGGTGATGACACCCTGCGGTTCGGCCCTGGCGGGGAGCTTGAACCCCGTCGCCACGCCGGTCGGGATGATCCAGACACCAGTGAGGGTATTGCGGTCGGCGCTCTCGTGGAGGCCGATGCGGCGGGCGGCCAGCCGGTGGTCATCGGTGGCCACGTAGGTGATGCCATCGGCGTCGATCTCGACGCAGACGCCGCACAGGTAGAAACGGCCGTCGTCTTTGCTGCTGAACGCGCTGACGGCCGCCAGCGTGGGCATGTCGATCACTGCGGACTGAACGGTCATGCGATCCTCCAGATGCGGAGGCCGCGAACGCCGTCCTCGGTCACGCGGCAGGTAGCGAACCGCTTGCCGTTGCGAGAGTAATAGCCGATGCAGAATTGCTGCCTGACGGCGCCCGGAACGAAGAAGCTCTCGCCCACTTCGAGGATGGTGAACGGGTAGCGGGCGGTGCGGGTGCTGCCGACCGGAGCGGGGATGCCGCGGTCGATGGGGTAATAGGGGATGGGGGAGAAGTAGTTCACGATTTGCCTCCGTGGTTCGATGGGAGGCAGAATAAAACATAATGTTTGAATATGTCAAGAAGAAAAACAACAAATTGTTGCAGGCACGCACGGAAAATTGCAAACACGCAGAAAAACGCATGAAAAAACCCCGGCTGATCGGGCCGGGGTTCGGGGCGGGCGGTGCGGGGGCCTAGAATTGTTTCGGGAGGCCGAGGTCTTTGAGAATGCCGTTGGCCGTGTGCCGGCCCCGACGTAGCCCACGATCGGAACCGGCTGTTCTGTCGCGATCAGATCCTGCGGCGTCACGTTGAACACGGGCGCGAGGCGTTCCATCCACTCCAGGGTGAGGCCCCGCTGTCCCCACTCGAGCATGCCAACCTGCTGGTTGGTGGTGCCTACGGCCTCGGCGACCTGCTGCAGTGTCAGCCCGGCCTTCTTACGCAACTCTCGCAGACGGTTACCCATGACAGACGGTTTACAACATAATGTTGCGGGCCGCGACAAACAATGTGTTTTCTCGTCTTGACGAAACATCAAACAAAATGTTTGAATGCGCGGCCATGAGACTGAACACATACCTGGAAGACAATTCCCTCACTGCGGCCGAGTTCGCCACCCGTGTGGGTGACGTAACGGGCGAGGCCGTGCGCCTGTGGGCGGCAGGCCGGCGCATGCCGGAGGCGGCCATCGCGCAGCGCATCGTCGACGCGACCGGCGGCGCCGTCACCGTGCAGGATCTGCACGACGCGCGCATGGAGACAATGGGGGACGCGACATGACCCCCGATACCCTCGACCGCATTGGCCTCGTGCTTATCGCCCTCTTGCTGCTGACCGTCGCGGCGCTGGTGGTGTCATGACCGGATCACCGCCGGGGATGGCCGAACTTGAAGACGTTCGCGCAGCGCGGGCACGTCCACAGTTCCCGGTGGTCGTAGGTCTGCTTGTCAAACTGGAGGATCGACTTCTCGCCCTTGGCGTAGCAGTTGGCGCAAAGGCGATGGGGCGGCTCCTGCGGCTGCACGTCTTCCTTCAGGGCGTAGGCGAAGCTCCCGCCCCCGTAATCGTGCAGACGGTAGCGTTGCGTCTCACGTTCCCAATTTTTCATTTGCACAATCTGCTTTTCAAGATCGCGTATGCGATCGGCGGCCTCCGTATACGACGCTTGCAAGGCCAGCAGATCGCGCTGAAGGCCGAGCACCGTGAAGTTGAGCTTCGTGGCGTCACGGATTTCCACGAGGGTCTTGGCGGTATCGTAGGCCGATTTGAAGGCCAAGAGCGTGGCGGTGATGTCGGCCATGTTTCTCTCCCGAATTGCGGCGGGGATCGTGCGGCGGACGCCAACCGGGTGTCAACGCCATGAACGCCGCACGAAACCCCGGCGCGGCGGGTTATCCGCGCACCTCCCTGAAACTCGGGCCGGGGTTCAACCGTGTTGCCCCGGCCTCTTTTCCCTCGCAGGTGAAACCATGAGCACCGACATCATCGCCCGTCTTGCCGCCCAGCCGGCGGGCAGCAGCGCCGTCTATCACACCGGGTTCCTCGTGAAGGACCGCGAATTGAGCAAGGCCGTGGCGGCCACCGCCGCGCTGGCATGGCAGCTCGCCGAGGCGGGCCACCTGCTGCTCACGCAGCGCCGGGTGGGCGAGGGCACATTCGAATACATCGCCAAGGTCATCAAGAAGGAGAAGAAATCATGAGCATCGGAAGCAACACGTCCGCGGAACTCAAGGCCCTCGTGGAGCGCGCCGAGCGCATCGGCGCCGAGCGTGACGCGCTGGGCGAAGACCTCAAGCTGGTGTTCGCGGAAAGCAAGGCCGCCGGCTTCGACACGAAGATCCTCAAGAAGGTACTGGCCGACCGCAAGAAAAATGTCACGCCGGAGGAGCGCGAGGAAGAGCGCGCCCTGTTCGACTTGTACCTGCAGAACATCGTCGGCGACCTGGTTTAATCCCGCCCGCATTGCGCGGGGCGAGCCGGGGCGTCCTACTGAGCAGAGAGGATCGATGCGTGGGCGGGCACCTCCAGCGGGTGGTCATGAGCGTCAAATCGATCCGGCCCCGGCAACAACATAACATCTGTCATAGCAGGCCATCATGTCTGAACCCTTCGGCGCCTCCAAATCGGAATGGACCCATTTTGACCTGATCCTCGGCCTGGGCGCCGACCTGCTGCCGGTGGTGTCGAACCCGCACGCCACCATCTCACCCAAGTCCAAGATGAAGGCGCTGGGCAAGACGCCGAGCCTCTACAACGGCGGCCGTATGGTGGTAGGCATCCCGCAGTGGACGCAGCACCGGGCCAGCGACATCGAGATCGATCGGTGGTCGACCGAGCCGGATCTCGGCATCTGCATCCAGACGAGGGAGCTGGGCGCCTTCGATCTGGACCTCTCCGATCGCCGGTTCTGCCAGCTCGTGGCCAGTCGCATCGATCGTGAGTTGGGTATTGATCTGCCCCGGCGCATGCGTGGCAACTCACCCAAGCGCCTCCTCGCGTTCCGCCTCAAGGGCGACTTCCCCAAGCGCGTCATCCGCACGCAGTATGGTGCGATCGAGTTCCTGGGCCGCGGCAACCAGTTCGTCGCCGCTGGCACGCACCCATCTGGCGCCCGCTACGAGTGGCCGGGCGGCTTGCCGGGCGAGATCCCCGAGATCACGCCGGAGCAGTTCGAGCGGGCCTGGGCCCGCCTCGTGGAGGAGTTCGCCATCGAGCCGCCCACCACGGCCGGAGACACCGCCCGGCAGCGCGGCGAGCATCTCGACCTGCCCGATCCCGTGGCCGATTTCCTCGAGGAGAAGGGCCTGGCGCTGGGCGAGCAGCCAGACGGCTCGATCCTCATCCAGTGCCCGTGGGACGCCGACCACACGGGCGGCGAGCCGGGCGATGGCAGCACGGCATGGTTCCGCGCCGGCAGCAACGGCTACGACCGCGGGCATTTCAAGTGCCTCCACGCCCACTGCGAGGGCCGCACGGACGGCGATTTCTTCGCCAGCATCGGATATCAGGAGGACGTCTCGCAGATGTTCGAAGACCTTGGGCCCGACGCCGAGGCCGAGCAGCAGAAGGCCGAGCGCAAGGGCCGGTTCGCCGTGGTGCCGGTGTCTGACGTCGCCCTCATGCCGCCGATGGGGTGGATCATCAAGGGCGTACTGCCTTGGGCGGATCTCGGGATGGTCTACGGGCCATCAGGCAGCGGCAAGAGCTTCGTCCTGATCGACATGGCCATGTGCATCGCCCGCGGCGTCCCCTGGATGGGCCACAAGGTGAAGAAGATGCGTGTCGTCTACATCTGCGCGGAGGGCGCGCAGGGCTTCCGCAGCCGGCTCAAGGCTTATGCCCTGCACCACCAGATCGACCTCTCTAGTGTCGACATGGGTGTCATCAGCGCCGCGCCGAATTTCCTCACCGTGAAGGATGTGTTGGCCGTACGCGATGCGATCGAGGCGGGGCAGGGCGCCGGCGTGATCATCATCGACACGCTGGCCCGGGTGACGCCCGGTGCCAACGAGAACACGTCGGAGGACATGGGCCTCGCCATCTCCAACTGCCAGAAGATCAGCACCGCCACGGGGGCGATGATCGTCCTCGTCCACCACAGCGGCAAGGACGTGGCCAAGGGCGCCCGCGGCTGGAGCGGCATGGGTGGAGCGAACGACGCCACCCTCGAGGTCGTGCGCGACGAGGCTTCGGGAAAGCGTTGGGTGGATCTCGGCAAACTCAAGGAGGGTGAGGACCGGGCGCAGTGGGGCTTCCGGCTGGAGCAGATCCTCGTCGACCTGGACGAGGACGGCGACCCCATCACGAGCTGCGTGGCTGTGCCGGATGCGGCGCCCGCGATCGGGAGGGGCGCCAGGCTGCGGGGGGAGGGGAGGAAGCTCGGAGCCTGGGAGGCGGCGGTCATGGAGACGCACGCCGAGCTGGCGGTGGGGGGCGACGTGCTGCTTACCGAAATGGTCATCCGGGCGGCCGGGAAGATGCCCGACGCCGGCTCCGTGAAGTCCCGGCGGGCGAGGGTGAGGAGGGCCTTGAAGGGGTTGTCGACGGGGAGCAAGGCGATCCTCATCGTGGAGGATGGCATGGTTTTCGAGCGTTGATATGGGGATACACGGGATACACGAAGGGATACACGGGGCTCGTGTATCCCCGGCGCAAATCGCTGTCAGGGGATACACGGGGATACACCACCCTATAGGGTGTATCCCATGTATCCCCAAAGCGGGGATACACGAAGCGAACGTGCAGAATTTTACGCGGAAGGAAAAGGAGGACCGGAGATGGGTGAAAAGGTGGTCGGGGCGGGTAATCTGCGCTCGCGCAATAATATTGCGCAAACCGGAACATTTGTGTACGCTTCGGCCGATGTTACAATGTAACGTATTAGGGTTGAGGTAAGTGGCGCTGTTCCTGCCTGGACATAGCGGCAACCCGAGTGGCCGCCGATCGGAGGTCGCCCGAGGCGTCGTCATGCTCGACAAGAACAGCGCCCTCGCGGTCGGGCGACTGGTCGAGCTGCTCGACAGCCCGACCGAGAGCATCCGTCTGGCCGCAGCGCGTGAGGTGCTGGATCGGGTTTACGGCAAGCCCAAGGTCAGCGTGGACGTGCAGACGACCGATGTGTCGCAGATCCACCTACAGCTCCTCCAAGAGGCGCAACGCCGCCGCGAGGAGCGACTGAAGACGATCGAAGCCGCAATCGAAGAGCCGATGCCCGCAACCCATACAGAAAGCCCCGGCACGATGACGACGATCGAAGACCTGATTTAGGGGCGATTGAAGACAGTGTTTGATTATACTGCAAGGGGGTGCTACAGTATAGGCGTGATCAGGGAGGACGACATGAGCCAGTACCCCGGAGCGGACACCGACCGCGCCGCGCCAGCCGATCGCCCGGAGGCCCCCCGGGAGGTGCTGGGGCCCCCCGCCCCGGCTTCGGATACGGGTACCCGCTCCCGAATTGCTAAAAAATCTAGGCGGGCCGCCCTCTATCTTCGTGTTTCGACCGACGAGCAGACGGTCGAGAACCAGGAGCGGGAGTTGCTTGAGGCCGCCGCCCGCGCCGGGTGGGAAGTTGCTCGCGTCTACCGCGACGAGGGCATCAGCGGCGCCAAGGGCCGCGACAAGCGCCCCGGGCTGGACAACCTCCTGAAAGACGCCGCCCGCCGCGGGTTCGACGTGGTCATGGCCTGGTCGGTGGATCGCCTCGGCCGCAGCCTGCAGGATCTCGTGGGCATCCTCTCGGAGGTGCACGCGGCCGGCATCGACCTCTTCCTGCACCGGCAGGCCATCGACACGACCACCCCCGCGGGAAAGGCCATGTTCCAGATGATGGGCGTATTCGCCGAATTCGAGCGCGCCATGATCCGCGACCGCGTGCGGAGCGGCATGGCGCGGGCCAGGGCCAAGGGGCAGCGTTTCGGCCGCCCCGCCGTGCCCCTGGAGAAGCAGGAGACCATACGTCTCATGCTGCGGCAGGGCACCGGCATCCTCAAGACGGCGAAGCTCAACGGCGTGGGCACCTTCACGGTGCAGCGCATCAAGGCGGAGATGGCGGGTGGCGAAACGAAAGCCGGTCACTAGCGAGAAGCAGAGGGCCTACGCCGTCGAGTACGCGCGGCTGAAGCGGCTGGGGGTCAGCGACGCGGAGCGGCTGGAAGGCGCCCGCAAGGCCCGGGAGGCCGTGGTGCTGCGGGAGGCGGCGAGCGACGTGGCCGACCTCCTCGAGCCGCCGGCGCCACCGGAAACCCCCCTGGACCCCCCGCCCACCCCCACCGCCGCGCTCACGAGCAGCCTCGCAAAAATACTCGACGATTATTCCTCGGACCCCGCCGGCTTCGTGCGGGACATCCTCGGTGCCACGCCCGACGCCTGGCAGGAGAGGCTCCTCGACAGCATCGCCCGGGGCGATCGGCGCATCTCGATCCGCGCCGGCCACGGCGTGGGCAAGAGCTGCGGCTGCGCCTGGGCGGCCATCTGGCACATGGTCACGCGCTACCCGCAGAAGACGGTCATGACGGCGCCCACCGCGGGACAGTTGTTCGACGCGCTGTTCTCGGAGACGAAATTCTGGATCAACCGCCTGCCGGAGCCGATCCGCAACCTGTTCGAGGTGACGAGCGAGAAGATCTCGCTCAAGGCGGCGCCGGAGGCATCGTTCATCTCGGCGCGGACGTCCAGTTCCGAGCGCCCCGAGGCCCTGGCCGGCATCCACTCCGAGCATGTGCTGCTGATCATCGACGAGGCCTCGGCCGTGCCGGAGCCGGTCTACGAGAGCGCCGCCGGCTCGATGTCGGGCCACAACGCCTGCACGGTGCTGATCGGCAACCCGACGCGGAATTCGGGCCTGTTCTTCAGGACGCACCATCAGCTCTCCGCCGAGTGGAAGACGATGCACGTCTCCTGCCTGAACAACGCGCGGGTCAACACCGACTTCGTGAAGCAGATCGCCGACACCTACGGGCCCGACAGCAACGCCTACCGGGTGCGCGTGATGGGCGACTTCGCGACAAGGGACGACGACACGCTCATCCCGGCGGAACTGGTGGACAGCGCGATGGGGCGGGACGTCGCGCTGGTGGCCACCGAGCCGTTGGTCTACGGGCTGGACGTGGCGCGCTTCGGCGACGACCGATCGGTTCTGTGCAAGCGCCAGGGCAACGTCGTGACCGAATTCCGCGTCTGGCAGAACCTCGACCTGATGCAGCTCACGGGGGCGATCGTCAACGAGGCGAAGGGGGACAAGCCCGCCGAGATCTGCGTCGACAGCATCGGCCTCGGCTCCGGCGTGGCCGACCGGCTCAGGGAACTGGGCCACGTCGTGCGCGACGTGAACGTCTCCGAGGCGAGCGCGATGAACCCCCAGGCGGCGAAGCTCCGGGACGAGCTGTGGATGTCGGTGAAGGACTGGCTCAACGCGCGGGCCTGCCGCATCCCGAAGATGGACGAGCTGCGGCAGGAACTGGTGGCACCCACCTATACCTTCACGTCGAACGGCAAGATCAAGGTTGAGGGCAAGCAGGAACTCAAGAAGCGCGGCATGCGCTCGCCCGACCTGGCCGACAGCCTCTGCCTGACATTCGCCTCGATCGCCGCCCGCGTCGGCGGCCGTGGCAGCAAGTGGGTTCCGGGCAAGCCCATCCGCCGCAACATACGGGGGGTGGTCTGAGGGTGGCACACAACCCGTTGCGCAAACCGGCAAATAAGTGGTAATCTGATACCGCATGGGTAGAAGACCGTCTCTGAAGGAAGCCTGCCTCGACTGCCGCACGATCACGACGTGCATCGAACTGCGGCAGTGTCGGCTCGCCAACCGTTGGAAGCGGAAAAAGCCCAGACGCAAGCCGGCGCGGCCCCCGAAGAAAGGCCGCAAGACCGGAAAACCGGCGCCGTGACGGCGCTTGTTTCGACACTCAAGGAGATTGACCGATGGGCATGGGTGGTGGCGCGACGGCGGACAAGGGCACTGGCGGCCTCAACAGGTCTACCAACATGGGCTCGATCGGCATGGGCTCCGGCGCCCCCGGGGCGACCAGCGGCATGGCCGGCGGCGGCTACGGCAAGAACGGCGGCTCCTACGCCAATGGCCTCGGCGTAACCACTCCCAAGAGCTACACGCAGCCCGCCGGCGGCGGCTGGAGCAACTCCGGCCCGGTGATGGGCGGCTCCGGCAACATGGCCGCGGGCGGGCCCTACAGCCCCGGGTGGGGTCGCGTGGATCTCGGCGGCTGGTCCTACGGACGGCCGAACCCGAACCAGACCGCGCACGGCGGGCGTCGCCCCGGCGGCTTGCTGAGCGGCCCGGACGACGCGATCACGACGGCGCCGATCCCTCCGATCGCGCAACCAATCCAGTCCCCTTGGAGCTTCATGGATCAGATCCAGCAGCTCCGCAACCGCATGCGCGCCCTCAATACCGGCCAGTATTACAGCGGCGGCCAGTGGCAGGGCGGCGGCCAGATGAACACGATGGACAACCCCGGCTACGGCGGCATCGGCCTGAGCACGCCCAACGGTGTCAACCGCATCGGCAAGGGCGATCCTCTCGGAAATGGCCGCGGCGGCGGGTTCGGCGGCTGAGAATGGCCGCGCTCCCCCAGGAAGACCCGCTCGAGACGGAAGACGCCCTCGGGCAGGACAGTTCCGTCGAGCCGGATGACGCCGACGACCTGCCCCAGCCGATGAGCGACGAGACGTTCGAGGCCGTCGTGAAGGCGGCCATTGACGACGCCTCGAACTACATCGACGGCGACATCGCCTCGCAACGGCAGGAGGCACAGAAATACTATTTCGGCGAACCTTTCGGCGATGAGGAGGAGGGCCGCTCCAAGGTCGTCATGACCGAGGTGCGCGATACCATCCTGGCCATGATGCCGAGCCTCCTGCGCGTGTTCACCAGCTCCGAGAAGCCGGTGGAGTTCGCGCCGCGCCGGCAGGACGCCATACCGATGGCCGAGCAGGCCACGGACTACGTGAGCTACGTGTTCTACAACGACAACCCCGGCTTCGCGCTGCTCTACGGCGCCATCAAGGACGCCCTCAAGAGCAAGCTGGGCGTGTTCAAGTGGTACACGGCCACCGACACGCAGGTGCGCGAGGAGAGCTACACCGGCCTCGACCAGGGCCAGATGCAGATGCTTTCGCAGGAGCCCGGCGTGGAGATCGTCGCCTTCAGCGAGACGGTTGATGGCATGAACGTCGACCCGATGACTGGTCAGCCGGTTTCGGTGTTCACGGCGAACATCCGCCGAAAGACCGAAACCCGCCGGCAGGTGGTCGAAATCCTCCCCCCGGAGGAGTTCCTCATCGCCCGCAACGCCCGCGACCTCGACACGGCCGATTTCGTCGGCCACCGCAGCCTCAAGACGCTCTCCGAACTGGTGGCGATGGGCTACGACCGGGAGGATGTGGAGGAGCACGCCACGATCTCATCGAGCTTCGAGATCAACACCGAGGCGCAGACCCGCAACCCGGCCCTGCAGAATTTCCTCGGCGGCACGTCGAAGGACAGTTCCGACAAGGCCATGCAACGCTACCTATACGTGGAATGTTATATCCGCGTGGACAAGGACGGCGACGGCATCGCCGAGTTGCGCCGCGTCTGCGCGGTGGGTGACACGGCCTACGTTCTGCACGAGGAGGTCGTGGATGACGTGAAATTCGCTTGCATCTGCCCCGATCCCGAGCCGCACATGGTGATCGGATCGAGCATGGCCGACCAGGTCAAGGACTTGCAGCTCATCAAGTCCCGCGTCGTACGGAACACGCTCGACAGCCTCGCGCAGGTCATCCACCCCCGCACCGTGGTGGTCGAGGGCCAGGTGAACATGGACGACGTCCTGAACGTCGAGACTGGCGGCATCATCAGGCAGACGCAGCCGGGCATGGTGCAGGAACTCACGCAGACCTTCGTGGGCCAGCAGGCCATGCCGATCATCGCCTGGCTGGACGACGTGAAGGCCTCCCGCACAGGCATCAGCAAGGCCTCGCAGGGCCTCGACCCGGACGTGCTGCAGTCCACCACCCGCGCGGCGGTGACGGCGACCATGTCGGCGGCGCAGGAGCGTCTTGAGATGGTAGCGCGCATCTTTGCCGAGACGGGTATCAAGCGCCTCTTCAAGGGCCTCCTGAAGGAGATCATACGCAACCAGGACCAGCCCCGCGTCGTGCGCCTCCGCAACCAGTGGGTGCCGGTCGATCCCAGGACGTGGGATGCCGACATGGACGTGATCGTGAACGTCGGCCTTGGCACCGGCAGCCCCCAGGAGAAGGCGCAGGCCCTCATGCTGGTGTCATCGAAGCAGCAGGAAATTTTACAGACGCTCGGCCCTGAGAACCCGTTGTGTGACCTCAAGCAGTACCGCGACACGATGGTACGCATCCTCGACCTGAATGGCATCAGGGACGGCTCGCGCTACTTCAAGGAGGTCACGCCCGAGGCCATGCAGCAGATGGCGCAGGGGCAGGGCCAGGAAAAGCAGGACCCGGCCACACTCCTCGCGCAGGTGCAGGCGCAGCAGATACAGGCCGACATCAAGATCGCGCAGGACAAGGCCATTCTTGAGGCGGCCAAGCAGAAGGCCTCCGACGATCTGGAGCGCGACAAGCTCGACGCCGACATCTGGCTGCGCGCCACCGAGATGCAGTTGAAATACGGCGCGCAGCTTAACGTGGAGCGACTCTACGCGATGATCCAGCGCGAGCGGAATGTGGCGCAGGTGGCCGCGCAACAGCAGCAGATGGCGATGCGCCAGCAGGCACAACAGATGGCACCGCAAGAAGGAATTCAGTGAAATGCCCAAGAAACCCGCCGGCAAGATGGCCAAAGTCATGGGTGAGTTCAAAAGCGGCACCCTCCACGGCGGCATCAACCCCGCCGGGCCGAAGAAGGCCCCGGTCGTGAAGAGCCGCGCCCAGGCCATCGCCATCGGCCTCTCGATGAGCGGAAAAGGCCGCAAGAAATGAGCATCAACCCCGAAGACGCCGCCAAGCGCGCCCGGCAGCTCCTCGACGATCCCGTCGTGCAGGACGTATTCGCGCGCCTTGAGGCCCGTTACGTGCAGAACTGGAAGAACACGCCGCCGGAGGCCCCGCAGAAGCGGGAGGTCTTCTATGCGGCCGTGAAAGCCCTCGAAGATGTCAAGCAGACGCTCAATTCGCTCGTGAACGCACCGAAGGTCACGCAGTTCAACAACAGGAACTTGCCCCCGAAAGGCAAATGAGGTAACCTATGACCACATCCGACAAGCCCTCCCAGGGCATCGGGCTATCCGAAGCAGCAAACAGGCTTGACGCCTTTCTGGCCGGTGATACCGGGAGCCAGACGCCTCAGACCGAAGCAGCCACGGAAGCCCCGGCCGACGAAGATGTCGCCGAGGCGCTACAGGCCGAGGAAGCCGCGGATGAGACACCCCCGGAAACGGAGGATGCCGAAGCTCCCGAAGCCTCTGCCGATGACGAAGGTGAGCAAGAGGCCGCCGATCCGCTCGATCAGCTCGTAACCGTCAAGATCGACGGCAAGACAGAGCAGATCCCGCTGAGAGAGGCGATCAACGGCTACCAGAGGCAGGCAGATTACAGCCGGAAGACGATGGCCGTGGCCGAGAAGGAAAAGACCCTTCAAGCCGTGGCCGAGCAGGTGGCAACCGAACGCGCGCAGTATGCGCAGCTCCTCGGCGCCTTGCAGCAGCAGCTCATCGAGTTGCAGCCCAGGGAGCCGGACTGGCAGAACCTGTACGACACGGACCCCCTTGAGTATGTCCGCCAGAAGGACATGTGGCGCGAACGCGGAGAAAAGCTTCAGGCGATCTCCGCAGAGCAGCAGAGGCTGGCGCAGATGCAGCAGCATCAGGTCGCGAGCCACATGCAAGCCCTAGTCCAGCAAGGCCGGGAAAAGCTTGTCGAAACCATCCCCGCCTGGAAAGATCCCACGCGGTGGGAGGCAGACCGAGCCAAACTCAGGCAGTACGCCACCGAGAAGCTCAACATGCATCCCGATGAGGTTTCGCAAATTTATGATCCGCGTGTCGTCGTCGGCCTCTACAAGGCCATGCGCTACGACGAGATCATGAGCAAGCGACCCGCGCCCACCCAGAAGGCAGGCCCGTTGCCCGCCAAGCCTGGGGCGCCGCAGCAGATCGCGGGGCGGAAGCATACTGAAGTCACGAAGGCAAAGCAGCGTCTCGCAGCAACCGGGAACGTCCGCGATGCGGCGGCCCTCTTCGAAAAGCTTCTATAGGGAACAACTCAAATGGCTGGGCAACCCACCAACCTCTTCGATCGCTACGACGGCACGAAGGCCGTCCGCGAAGACCTCGCGAATATCATCTATAACATCTCGCCGGAAGACACCCCGTTCATGTCTTCGATCGGCCGCGAGAGCGTGAAGAACACCTACTTCGAATGGCAGACCGACGCCCTCGCGGCGGCCGTCACCTCGAATGCGGTGATCGAAGGCGACGAGGCCACCCTCGATGCCCGCGCTGCCACCAACCGCGTCGGCAACTACACGCAGATCTCCCGCAAGGTGGTCGGCGTGTCGGGCACCGTCGAGGCCGTGGACAAGGCCGGCATGCGCTCCTACCTCGCCTACGAGATGGCCAAGGCCTCCTCGGAGCTGAAGCGCGACATGGAAGCCCGCATGACCTACAACGGCGTGGCGGCGACCGGCAGCAGCTCGGTGGCCCGCACGACCGCCGGTCTGCCCCTCTGGTTGAAGTACAACTACAACCGCGCTGGCGCCGGCACCTCCCTGCCGGATTACTCCAGCACGGACGACGGCTACCCGGATAAGGCGTGGGGTTCCTCCACCGCCCGCGCCTTCTCGGAGACGATCCTCAAGGATGTTATCCAGCAGGTCTGGGCCGCGGGCGGCGACCCGAAGCTCTGCATGATGGGCCCGCACAACAAGGGTGTTGCGTCCACCTTCACGGGTATCGCGCAGCACCGCATCAACCAGAACAACGCTAGCGCCGGCCCGGCGACGATCATCTCGACCGTCGACGTGTACCAGTCCGATTTCGGCAAGGTGTCGTTCGTTGCGAACCGCTTTCAGCCGGAAGCCTACGCCTTCGTCATTGACCCGGAATACGCCAGCGTGGCGTACCTCCGCGACTTCAAGACGGAGGAACTGGCCAAGTCCGGTGACAGCACCAAGAAGATGATCCTGGTCGAGTACGGCCTCAAGATCAAGTCTCCGAAGGCCCACGGCATCGCCGTCGACCTGCAGACCTCGTAAGCGACGCCCGGTGGGGGCTTCGGCCCCCACCACTACGTGCCTCCAACAGCGACGTGACGTCGCTCTTGTCCTCCCGGGGAGCCTACATGGACCGCAAGGTACTATCGCACGACCCGTCGACCGGCATCACCAGGTTCTTTCACTGGGATGATCACCGCGACGAGTTCATCATCCAGACGCAGCAGGAATGCGCGCCGATCGTCGACGCCAACCGCGCCGCCTTCAACGATGCGCCCTCGCGCTGGGGTGACATGCAGCGGGTCGCCTCGATCCCCATCAGCGTCTACTTCGACCTCCAGAAGAAGGGCCTCACGAAGGACGAGAAAGCCTTCAAGCGATGGCTGAACGATCCCGATCAGCGGTTCTTCCGCACACGTCCGGGGGTGGTGTGATGCGCCTCGCCATCTGCATTCCCGCCCGCGACATGGTCAACACCGGCTTCGCTTATGACCTGGCGCGCCTCACCGCCTACTGGTCGGCGAAACACGTCCCGACCGGAGGCGCGCTACACCTTTTCACGTCGGCCGGCACCCTCATCGCCGACCAGCGCGAGAACCTCGCGAAGGAAGCCCTCGCGGTCAACGCCGACTATGTCCTCTACCTCGACAGTGACATGCGCTTTCCGAAGGATGTCGTCGACCGCATGGCCGCCCACCAGCAGCCGATCGTCGCCGGGAACTATTCCACCCGCGGCCTGCCCGCGAAGCCGGTTGCCTTCTCCAACGCCCTCTGCAACGAGTACATCTACACGGGGGCCTCCAGCAGCGGCCTGCAGGAATGTTACGCCATCGGCATGGGCGTCATGCTCGTCCACGCGGACGTCTTCAAACAGATGCCGCGCCCCTGGTTCCAGATCGGCTACTCGTCGAAGAACGGCGCCTTCTTCGGGGAGGACATCCATTTCTGCCACAAGGCCGCGCAGCACGGTTTCAAGACCATGATCGATCACGGCGTGTCGAAGGAAATCCGGCATATCGGCTCGTTCGAGTTCACCCACGACCACGCCGACGCTTGCCGCGAGGACGCGAAAGCAGCGGAGGTGGCCCGTGTCGCTTGACACCTACACCGGGTTGAAGGCAGCCATTTCCTCCTGGCTGAACCGGGAGGATCTCACGGCGCAGATCCCCGATTTCATCACGATGGCCGAGGCCCGCTTCAACCGCGAACTGCGCGTCAACGACATGAAGAAGAGGTCCACGACGACCATCACCAGCGGCTACGTGGACCTGCCCGCGGACTGGCTGCAGTCGATCGCCATTCGTGAACTTTCCACGCTTGACACCGACGCCCTCGAATACGTGGCGATGGAGGAATACTACGACCTGCAGGACAACGCCCTGACGGGCACGCCGCGCTACTACACGATCATCTCCAACCGCATTCACCTCCTGCCAGCGCCGACCGCGAGTACCGACCTCGAACTGGTCTACTACGCGAAGATCGCCGCCCTGTCGGGTACGAATGCTTCGAATTGGCTGCTGGCGAAATCGCCGGATCTCTACCTCCACGCCTCCCTCATCCAGGCGGAGGCCTACCTCGTAAACGACGAGCGGGTGCCCATGTGGAAGGCCTCGGTGGACGAGATCATCGACAACATGAAACTGGAGGGTGAGCGGGCCTCGAGGCCGTCTGGCGCCCTGCGCGCACGGAAGAGGAGCTTCGGCTAATGGCTACGTTCAACAAGTTCAACACCTTCACCAAGGAACTGGTGGACGGCAACCACGATTTCGATCTGCACACCTTCAAGGTGATGCTGTCAAACACGTTGCCGATCGCCGCCAACGCGGTGAAGACCGACATCACCGAGATCGCCGCAGGTAGCGGCTACACGGCCGGTGGCACGGCCTCGGCCATGAGTACCTCCACGTTATCCGGCACCGCGAAGGTGGTTGCTGCGGACACCACCTTCACCGCCGCCGGCGGAACCATTGGCCCATTCCGCTACCCGGTTCTCTACAACGCCACCAACGACAAGCTGATCGGCTGGGCTGACTACGGCTCGAGCATCACGCTGGCCGACACAGAGCAGTTCCTCACCGACTTCGACGCCACCAACGGCATCCTGCAGGTGACCTGATGGCCCCGCCGCGCACATACGGCACGGGCGTCTATGGTGTCAGCACCTACGAGGTGTACACCGACAAGAGCCTCGCCGTGTCTGCCGCGACCGTGGCCGCCACGGCACAGACGGTCGGGTTTGTATTTACCCGCAAGCTCGCCATCGCCGCGCGCAGCTACACTGTCGCCGCTCAGTCCGTGATCCTCAAGGCCAGCCGCAAGCTCGCCATCGCACAGGCGAGCTACGCCGCTGCGGCACAGACGGTCGGGTTTGTATTTACCCGCAAGCTCGCCATCGCCGCGCGCAGCTACACTGTCGCCGCTCAGTCCGTGATCCTCAAGGCCAGCCGCAAGCTCGCCATCGCACAGGCGAGCTACGCCGCTGCGGCGCAGGCCGTGGGCTTCGTGCGCCGATACGGCATGTTGGTCGCCAAGGCCGACTGTACCGCCTCGGCCCAGTCCGTGATCCTCAAGGCCAGCCGCAAGCTGGCGGTGGCCTACGGCGCGATCAGTGCAGCCGCGCAGGACGCGATCTTCCGCCGGCAGTATGCGCTCGGCCTCGCCGCGCAGTCCGTGGCCGCCGACGCGCAGGCCCTCGGCCTCGTCGTGACGCGCAAGTTGCAGGTCGGCACCGCCACCTACACCGTCACCGGGAACGTCATCTGGCTGAAGAGTTGGCACTCGGAGGTCGTCGCGGACGTCGACTGGTCTGAGGCCTCCGCAGCTTCCGACACCTGGACACCCGTCACCCCCGAAACCGATACCTGGACCGAGGTCCAGGGCAACACGCACTAAGAGGGCCCCGATATGGCTGACACCACCACAACCGTTCTGGGGCTCACCAAGCCGGAAGTCGGTGCATCCGCCGACACCTGGGGCGCGAAGATCAACGCGGACCTCGACAGCATCGACGGCCTGTTCGACACAGGCGCCTATTTGAAGATCGCCAAGGGCGGCACGGGGGCGGGCACGGCGGCCAACGCCCGCACGGGCCTCGGCGCTGCGGCATCCGGCGCCAACACCGATATTACAAGTGTCTACCTCAACAACACCGGGTTGAAGGTGAAGGACACCAACGCCAGCCACGGCCTGAGCATCGTGCCGGGGTCGGACCTGACGGCTGATCGCGTCCTGACGCTTACGACGGGCGACGCGGCGCGCACCCTGACAATGTCCGGCGACGCCACCGTCTCGCAGGACTACAGCACCACCGGCAATCCGCAGTTCGCGACCATCGAACTCGGCCACGCCAGCGACACGACCATCGCGCGCTCGGCTGCGGGTGTCATCACTGTGGAGGGTGTCGAGGTCGTCACGCTGTCGCGGACGCAGACACTCACCAACAAGACCCTGACGGGAACCAAGGAAACCGTGTTCGGCATTACCGATGGCGCGGCCTTCGAGATCGACCCGGCCAACGGCGGTATCCAGACCATCACGCTCGGCGCATCGCGCACGCCCAAGGCGACCAATTTCGCCGCCGGGCAATCCGTGCTGCTGATGGTCCTCGATGGCACGGCCTACACCCTGACATGGACGGACGCCACCTTCGGCGGCTCCGGCGTCGTGTGGGTGGGTGGCAGCGCCCCGACGCTCGACACGACGAAGTACACCTGCATCGAACTGTGGAAGGTCGGAACGCAGGTGTACGGCGCCTACGTGGGGGCCGCGTAATGCTGCACCACATGCTGCGACGGGTGGCACAATCGGCGGCGGTTCCGGTCGCGACCTATATCGCCGCCAAGCATAGCGCGACTTCTCTCACCACACACACGTTCACGGGCGCAAGCATCGGCACCGCGGCGGCGGATCGCCTCGTCGTGGTTTGCGTGTCGTCGCAGACATCAAGCAACCGTACTATTTCGTCCGCAACGATCGGCGGAAATGCCGCAACGATCGTCGTCTCGAGCGCGAACGGCATCAACCCCGGCGGCATAATCTGCCTACCCGTCGCGGCCGGCACTACAGCCGATATCGTCATAAAATTCTCCGCTGGCGTGAGCAACTGCCGCATCCAGGTGTTCACCATCACGGGCCTCAACAGCACGACCGCGGTTTCGTCAAACCAAGGATCAGGCCTCACGACGGCGCCAAGCTGCGCGATCACGCCAACCGCAGGCGCGGCGGTCATTGCCAATGCTTTCAATCAAAGCTCGACCGCGGGCTCCGTGACCGTCACCAGCGGCGGCACGGCCACCAACGACGACACCATCAGCACGTACCATTATTACGCAGGCCTCCGGCAAAACACTCCGGCCGGATCGCTGACTTGCACCATCACGTTCCCCGCATCCGCGAACAGCCGCATCTTCGCGGCGGCATGGAGATAGAGCATGCGCTATGCGAAGATCACTAACGGCACCGTCGAGAAATACCCCTACACCCCAGCCGACGTGGTGGCCGAGAACCCGCAGACGTCGTTTCCGCAGGAGATGCCAGACACCCTCATGCTTGAGTACGGCGCGACGCCGGTTGCCGACAGCGTACCGCCGCCAGCCCCTCCCGGCGGTTCCGTGATCGAGGTTGAACCCCTTCTCGTCAACGGTGCGTGGACCCGCGCCTGGTCTGTTGCTGCCGCGCCGATCCCCGACATCGTCTCGGCACGTCAGGCCCGCCTCGCGCTCCTTCAGGGCGGCATCCTCGCATCGGTCGAGGCCATGATCGCACAGCAGGACGAGGCAACGCGCATCGCATGGGAATACGCCACCGAGTTCCGCCGGAGCGACCCGCTGCTGGCGGCGCTCGCGCAGAACCTCGGTCTATCCGAGGCGCAGATCGACCAGTTCTTTGCCACGGCGTCGGGGCTGTAGAGCATGACCTTCCTGCCCATCCAACTGCCCCCCGGCATCGTCCACGCGCCGACACCCGACGCGGCCCCGGGGCGTTGGTATGACGGCAACCAGATCCGTTGGCAGGAGGGCACCCTCAAGCCCATCGGCGGCTGGCGGAAGATCAGCAGCCCGGCGCTCTCTGGAATTGCCCGCAAGCTGCACCTGTGGCGGACCAACGCCGACTTGCGCCTGATGCTGGCCGGCACTGAGGACAAGCTGCAGTCCCTCTCGGACGGCACCTGGACGGATGTCAGCCCGTCCGGCCTCACGGCCCTATTCAACGGCACCACCCTTGGCTACGGCACCCTCGCCTACGGGAGCCAGGCCTACGGCGTCGCCCGCAGCGGCACCAGCACGCTCGTCGCCAAGCGGCATGCGTGGAGCATGGACAACTGGGGCGAGGACGTCATCGCCCTGAGCAGCGCGGATGGACGGCTCCTTTATTTCGACGCCAGCTCGCCCACAGCCGACGCCGTGCCGATCGGGCAGTACGCGATCTCGACCATCTCCCGCACCTCCAACGTCACGACGGTGGTGACCACTGCGGCGCATAATCTCTCGACCAGCGACAGCGTCACGATCTCCGGCGTCACCGGCACCGGCTTCGACGCCACGGCGATCGCGACCGTCACGAACCCCACCACCTTCACCTACGCGAACACGGGCGCGGACGGCTCTGGCACGGGCGGCACCGTTCTCGACAACGCCGTGCCCACCGCCAACCGCGCCGTGGTCGTCACCCCCGAGCGTCACGTCATGGTGCTGCAGGTGGACGGCGATCCCTTCAGCTACGGCTGGTCGAGCCGCGAGGATTACACGGACTGGGACTTCGCGTCGGTCACCAACACCGCCGGCAAGCTGCCGGTGGCCTCCGAGACGCCGCTTTTCGCCATCTGCAAGGTGCGCGAGGGCATGCTAATGTTCTCGGAGAGCCACGTCTACCTGGTGCGCTACGTGGGCCTGCCGTTCATCTATGGCCACGACGAGCTGGCCAAGACGGCGCTTCTTTCCTCAAACGCCTGCGCCACGATGGGCGGCCGCGCCGTATGGATGACAGGCGATGGCTTCACGCAGTACGACGGCGGATCGGTGCAGCCGCTGGAATGCACCTTCGCCGATCGCCTCTTCGAGGACATAGACCCGGAGTACGGGCCTCGCCTGACGCACGCCGCATCGAACGGCATTCACAAGGAGGTGTGGTGGTTCTACCCCTCTATCGGTTCGACCGAATGCGACCGCTACGTGATCTGGAACTACGCGGAGGACTGGTGGTCCTGGGGATCGCTGGCCCGCACCGCCATGTTCCCGGCCGGGGCCGGCCCCTATCCGGTCCTCGCCGGGGCCGACCGGAACATCTACGAGCACGAGGTCGGGTGGCTGGCTGATGGCGTCAGCCGCGTGGGCAGCATCTACGCGGAGAGCGCCGTCATCAACGCGCCCGGCGCGGAGGACACCCTTCACGTCAGCCAGATCCTGCCCTCCGGCGGCTACGGTGCCGAGAACGCATCCTTTACCCTCTATAGCCGCATGGCGCCGGAGGGCGCCGAGCGCACCTTCGGGCCGTACACGACCCGGTCTGACGGTTACGTGGACTGCCGCGCCTCCGGCCGCGACATCAGGATCAAGGTGGCGTCGGCGGAGGATGATGACTTCAGCATCGGGCGCATGCGCCTGAAGGTTGCCGCGGGGGGCAAACGATGATAATCTCCCTGCCACCAGTAAGCGCGCCTTTCGCGCAGATATTGGACACGATCCGTCGAGCCTTCGGCCCGGTCATCTCGTACAACGAGGCGGCCCCCCGACTGCTCCTGCGATCACCCAATGGAACGACATATTCGGTGACGGTCGATGACGCCGGCACCCTTTCCACGGCGGTGATCAATGGCAAGACTAGACCCTGACGAACTGCAGAAGCGCCTCGCGCGGGCCTTGAAGGTCGGCGGCGACACGCACACGCCCGCCGACGTCGCGCGGGCCGTGCAGGAAGGCCGCATGCAGGCGTGGCTGAACGGCGACACGGTCGTCGTCACCGAGATCGTGCAGTATCCGCGCGGATCTTCCATCAACATCTTCCTGGCGGTCGGAAACCTCGACGAGGTGATGGCCTTGCAACCCCAGATCGAGGCCTTCGGCAAGGCCCACGGGTGCGATCGCATGCACATGATCGGGCGCCCCGGCTGGAAAGCCGTGCTGCCGAAATTCGGCTGGGAGCAGAAACCCCGCGCATTCTTTGAGAGGACGTTGCACTGATGGGTAAATCATCCGGTTCCCAGAAGGTCACGCAGACCACCAAGCTGCCTGATTGGGTGAACACCGCCGCGCAGGATCTGCTGAAGCAGGGCAACGCGGCCTCGGACAACCTCGCCACGCCCTACATGGGCAACACGGTGGCGGGCCTCGACCCGCTGCAGCAGTACGCCATCGACCAGGCGGGCGGCAACGTCGGCATGTCGATGGGTAATTTCAACAGCGCCATCGCCAATGCCGCCGAGAGCGCCGGCTACACGCCGGGGCAACTCACGGGCGTGGACTACGGGCAATACATGAACCCGTACATCAGCAACGTGGAGAACGCGGCGCTGGGCAACATGGACCGCGCCTTCCGGCAGAACCTCAACACGATCGGCGACCAGGCGATCAACGCCAACGCCTTTGGCGGCTCCCGCCAGGGCGTGGCGGAGGGTGCCGCCGCCAGCGACTATGCGCGGCAATACGGCGACCTCTCGGCGCAGCTCCGCTCCCAGGGCTACGACAAGGCACAGGGTGCGGCGACGACCGACCTCGACCGCCTGCTGCAGGGGGAGCAGCTCAACGCGCAGGCGGCGCAGACGCAGGGCCAGCTCGGGGCGGCGCAACAGGAGAGTTTCCTGCAGAGCATTCAGTCGGCCCTGTCGGCGGGCAACATCAACCAGCAGCAGGCGCAGGCGCTCCTCGCGCAGGCCCAGCAGCAGTATGATGCGCAGCGCAACTACCCGCTGGAGCAGCTCGACATCAACATGTCGACGCTCGCCGGGACGCCCTACGGCGGCTCGACGACGAGGGTCACGCCGACGCAGGGCTCGCCGATCATGGGCGCACTGGGCGGCCTCGGCCTCGGCAACACGCTATTCTCAAGCGGCGGCGCACTGGCCGGCCTGGGCCTCTCGCCGATGCTGGGCGCCCTGGGCGGGGGCGCCTTGGGCCTCTTTGGCGCCCTGTCCGACGAGCGCACCAAGACGAACGTCAAGCATCTCGGCTTCGACCCGAACACCGGGGCGCCGCTCTACGCCTACGACTACATCGACGACGTGGAGAACGCCCGCGCCACAGGCCAGCCCATGCCGCCGAAGCGCGTGGGGCCGATGGCGCAGGATATTGAGGCGATGTACCCCGGCAGCACCGGGGAGGTCGGCGGCCACATGACCATTCCGGGGCTCATCTGATGAACAGCATCTGGGACTGGCTCAACCCCGCACCGCAGCAGCCGGAAGGCCTCCGCGACGATCGCGGCGCGCCCTACAACAACGGATACGGCACCGCCGCGCCGGATTTCTGGCACGCTTTCGGAAACGCCGACTGGAACACCGCCAGCGGCAACGTCGGACAGTTCATGGACGCGCAGAAGCAGCAGGCCGGCCAGCAGGGCGAGAACGGCGCGCTGGAGGAATTCAAGCACCAGCCGCAGCAGCGGAAATACAAGTGGCTAAAATTCAAGGGGCTCCTCGATGGCTAATTTTGTCGATACCCTCCGCACCCTCGGCCTCTTCCAGGGCGGCCAGCAGCAAGCGCCGCAGGACAACACCTACGGGCTTGATCCGGCGATCCTGCAGCAGGTGCAGGGCCAGAACCAGATGGACCAGTCGCTGCGCCTGCTGGCCATGAGTCAGCAGATGACACCCGACCAGCGCAACCAGATGCTCGGCAACTGGACGCCCGGCGCCGACCAGCAGCGCGCCCTCTACAACGCGGCGCAGTTGCAGATCATGCGCAACAACCAGATCAAGGCCGCGCAGGAGGCCCAGCAGACGGCCGCCGCGCGTCAGCAACTGGCCGAGGCGCTCAAGAACGAGCCGCCCGGGCCGAAGCGCAACGCGGCGATGTTCTTCCTCCAGGCGGGTGATTACAACAAGGCGGCCGAGATCCTCTACACGCCGCCGGAATATCAGATCATCGACGGCTACTACGTCACCAAGAACGACCCCAGCGCGCCGGCGATCCCGGTGGAAGGCCTGGCTGCTAAATCCACGAAAGACCCGGACGCGACGTTGAAATGGCTCAACGCCTTCGACCAGAACGACGCCGTGAAGATGTACAACAACTCCTACGCCATCGCGGAGAGCCTCAAGAGTGGCGTCTACGACGACACGAAAGTGGCGGATCTCGATTTCATCTACGGCGTGGCGAAGGCCATCGACCCGATCGGTGTGGTGCGCGGCGACGACGCCAGCAACATCATCGCGACACAGGGCCTGGACGCGCAGACGGTCGGCCAGATCCGCGCGACACTCGGCGGCCGTGGCGCTCTCGACGTGCAAACCAAGAAGAGGCTTTACGCTCTCGTCAAGCGGCGCGGTGAGGGCCTACGGGGCATCGCGGAGAGTCGGCGTCAGCGGTTCATCCAATCCTCCGGCGGTGCCGTCGATGAGACAGATCTCCCGCCGCTGCCCGCCTTCCCCGACTACCTCCTGCCGGCTCCGGTCCCGGCCGGCGGCCGCAGCAATCCTGAACCTCGACTGATTGGTGTGGGCGAATGAAGACCTACTATTTCGAGCTGGCCAACGGCACCCGCATCTCGATCAAGGCCGAGAACGAAACGGATGCGCGCCAGAAGGCCCGCGCCGCGCAGGATGGCGGCCAGAACGGCACGGACTGGGGGCGCGTGGCAGGCCTCGCCGGGCGCGCCGGAGCGGAGGGCCTGGTGGAAGGCGCCGGCACCCTGGCATCTCTCCCGGTAGACGCAGGCTACAACCTGTTCGCCGCCGGGCAGAACGCGCTCAACTACATGGCACCCGACTACGTGGGCCCGGCCGAGTACGGCATGCCCGCCACCAATGCGGTGGTCGGTGCCGGCCAGGCGCTGGGTAACGCCCTCGGCTTGCCCACACCGGAGACGGATAACGAGAAGCTCTACTCGGCGATCGGCAAGGGCGCCGTGAGCTTCCTGCCCTCTATGGGTGTAGGCGCGGGCCTCAACGCTGTTGGGCGGGTCGCCCAGGGCGTCAGCGGCCTCGAGCGCGTGGGTCGTGCCGTGCAGGGCACCGGAGACATCCTCCGCGCCGCGCCGGTCACGCAGGCCGTGGGTGGCGCCGCAGCGGGCGGCGCATCCGAGTACACCATGCAGGAGACGGGCGACCCCTACGCCGCGGCCATTGCGGGCATCGCGGCTGGCAGTTCCGCCAGCGCCGTTCCCGCCGCGGCGGGCCTCACGCGCGCCACCCTGCGCCCTCTGTACCCCAGTGGCCGTGACCAGATCGTGGGCGACATTCTCAACATGCAGGCCCGCAACCCCGACGCCGCCATCCAGGCGATGCAGAATGCGCCACAGTACGTGCCCGGCAGCCAGCCCCTGGCCGGCGTGGCCTCGCGCGACCCGGGCCTGATCAACCTGCAGCGCGGCGCGGAGCGTGCCGACACGCGCAAGATCCTCACCGACAACATCGAGCAGGCCAACAACGCCCGCCACCAGGCCCTGCGCGGCATGACGCTGACACCGGAGCAGGCCGACGCCCGCTGGACGGCACGCACGGCGAAGGCCGACGTGGACACGGCTGCGCTCTTCGACACTCCCGCGATGCAGCGGGCGCGCGTCTCGGCCAAGCCCATCTTCACCGCCATGTCAGCCATCCGGCAGGATGCCCGCACGGCGGCTCGCCTGCCGGTGCAGGAGGCCCTCTCCTTCGCGCAGCGGGAGATCATGAAATTTGCCCGCCGCGACAAGAAGACCGGCGACATCGTCGTCAACCCCGGCGTCCTCTACAGCATCCGCCAGAACATCGCGCAGGCGATGAAAGGCGACATCCGCCCCTCCGACCTCCCCAACATCAAGCTGGGCGGGAAGACCATGCAGAGCGTGATCTCGGCGATCGACGACCAGATCGAAACCGCCGCCCCCGGCTTCAAAGCCTACATGGACGACCTCGCGCAATCCGCGAAGCAGATCGAGCAGGGCACTCTGGGCGGCGAGGCCTACCGCGCCGGGATCTCCCGCGGCCCCGGCGGCGTCACAATCAACGAGCCGTTCCTCAACCAGGCCACACTCACCAAGGCCTACGAGAAGGTGGCGCCGAAGCTCGACCCCCGGCAGAGGCAGACGTTCGACGCCGTCATCGCCGACCTCAACCGTTCGATGCAGGTCAACTCGCCCTCCATCCGCGCGACGGGTTCCGACACGGTGCAGAACCTCTCCGTGGCGGCCCTCATCGGTCGCGTGGCGGGTGGCGGCGCGATCGACAGCATCATCGGCGAGGGTGCCGTGCAACTTCTCGGAAAGCTCGGCCGTCTGGGCAGTGCGGGAACGCCCGCCACGGTTGACCGCCTGGTGGAGGCGATGGCCGACCCGCGCCTCGCCGCGGCCCTCATGCGCAAGGCTACGCCGGGCAACATCAAGTACGCCAACAGCATCATCAACCAGCTCGTGCAGGGCGCCGGGTCGGCGGCCCGTACCTCGGCTGCGAACTCGCAGACGCACAAGGGCATGAACATCACCTTCGGGCCGGATGGAACATGGAAGAGGAACTAGGGGAGTATGGCATGGCTTACGAGCAGTGGCACCTCGACAGAAAGGTGCCGATCTCGATCATCATCGCGTTGTTCGTACAGACCATGACGTTCATCTGGGTCGGCGTGACGTGGAAAGCCGAGGTGGACATTTCCCTCGTCACGCTCAAGGCGCAGGTGTCCGGCAATACTGACCTGAACAGCAAGCAGGAGCCGAGGATCATCGTCCTTGAGCAGCAACTCCGCTTTATTGCGGACACGCTGGCCCGCATCGACCGGAAACTCGACCAGCTTGACGGTAACGGAACCCGCCCATGAAAACATCCATGAAAGGCATCCTGGCGATCATCGACCAGGAGGCCGTCGTCCTCTCCACCTACAAGGACAGCGCCGGCGTTCTCACGATCGGCGTGGGCCACACGGCTGCGGCTGGCGGCATGGCGCCCAGGCCCGGCGACCGGATCACCCTCCCTCAGGCCATCGCCATGCTGCAGGCGGACCTCGCCCGGTACGAGCGTCGGGTGGCCTCGGCGGTGCGGGCGCCCCTCACGCAGGCGCAGTTCGACGCCCTCGTCGATTTCGACTACAACACCGGAGCCATCGTGAAAGGCTCGGTGGATGACCACATCAACGCAGGGAAACTCGACCTGGCGATGGCCGTCCTCCAGCAATACGACAAGGCGGGGGGCCACAAGCTGGCCGGCCTCGATCGTCGCCGTGACATGGAAGAGCGCATGTTCGTCCACGGCATCTACCCCGACGTGCCGGCCGTGAAGGTCTACGACAAGTTCCCGGGCGCCGTGCGCCTGGTGCCGGTGTCTTCCCTGAACCTCACGGAGGCCCCACAGGTTGGCCCGGCGCCGGAGGCACCCACCATCACGCCAGCCGGCGATGAGCCGCCACCGGCCGCGCCTGCAGCAATGAACCCCCTCCAGATGGTCATGGCCGCCCTCGCGTCCCTCATGGCCCTGGCGGTGGGATACCTGATGTCACGATAGGAGAGAGCCATGTTCCTCACCATCGCCTTCGTCGCCCTGGTCATTGGCGGCGTGATCCTCGCTCTCCCGCAATTCCGCGGGTGGCGCACGATGATCTTCCATAGCGTCGTGGCCGGCGTGCTGGGCATCATTCCCCTCCTGGCGGAAACCACCGGCTTCCTGCAGACGCTGGACTGGGCGAAATACGTTGGCCCCAACCAGGTGCCGTGGGTGATGCTGGTAATCGGCCTCCTCGGCATCTGGCTGCGGTGGGCCACCAAGGGTCCGGTAGGTCAGAAGCACTGACATGCTTGCGCTCGTCCTCAAGTGGTTGTCGGGCGGCATCCTCGACCGGGTGATGTCGCACCTCGAGCATCAGGGCGACACGAAGGCCGAGATCACCAAGGAGATGATCCGTGCCGAGCTGCAGCGCCGGCAGGTGCAGGCCGACGTCGTGAGGGCCGAATTGGGCCACCCCGTGGCGTGGTTCCCGCGGCTGCTGGCCAGCCTCACGGCCGTCTTCGTCCTGATGACCTTCGTCGTTCGCTGGTTGTTCTTCCCCGGCACGCCGCTGGCGGAACTCGACCCGTGGGTGGCCGGAGTGATCGGCACGATTTTCGCCGGAATGTTCATCACGGGGCGCTAGTAGAGGCCCCGCGTGCTGCCCCAGTGCTGTCGGGCGTACGGTTTGAAATCGCCGCGGTAGCCGACACCCGTGTAGTGTTCCGGGTTCATATAGCGGCTCGGCCAGACGTGGATCCTGTCCGCCGGCCATTCGCCCGCCTCGTAGACCGACTGCATCAGCAGGTTCCCCACGCAGCGCCACGGCTCACCCGCCGAGGCCTTGCTGCAGGCGCCGATCATGGCTTCCGCGAAGGCCGCGCCCGGCGTGGCAGCATACAGAGGCGTGATCAGGCCGGGGCGGGCTTCCTCGCTCTCGTAGACGGCGTAAGCCTCGATCTCCGAGGCCAGCAGCTCGTCCACCGGCCGCAGGCACTCGCTGTCGCAGCCCGGCATCAGGCCCCCCACCTCGTGCAGGATCTCATATCTCACGACGTCGGCCACGCCGCGCCACTCGCCCTGCGCCCGGTAGGCGTCCACCAGGCGCTGATTGCGCCACCACCGGCTAAATACCTCGTCGTTGCCCCAGTGGCGGTATTCCCACGCCGGATGCAGCCGGGGCCATGTAGACATCCAGTGCAGGGGTGGTTCGCGCCCGCCCACCCAGACGTGATGCAGGATACGTGGGATCACAGCCAGAGCAACCCAACGAGGGCGGCACCCACGCCCCACGCCAGCCACTCAAGGTGGCCCCACCAGCCCCACGTCGGCATGTCGCGCACGGCGGCGATGATATTCGACTTGTTGGCCTGCGCCAGCTCACGCAGCAGGCCCGCCGTCGTGAGGCAGAACACGATCGACGCAGCCGAGCCGCCGAGGCCGTAGGCAATAGCGCCCAGCGCACCGCCCCCGGCCGTGTGTAGCGCAACGTCTGCCAGGTGGTCCTTGGTGGAGGCGGTCATGCCGGAGCCCCCACGCGCACGTACCTCTTCCCTTCGCCGTCCTTGCAGCCCGGCACCCACGGCAGGGTGATCGCAGCGATCACCGCGGCCTTGGCCGCCGTCTTGTCCATGACCCCCGGCCCTGGCCTCTTGCCGGGGCGGTGGCCCTTGCTCCAGTGCTGCACCTTGGGCGGCAGTTCCAGCTTGCGGTGAACCCTTGAGATGATCGAGCAGCGCGACCGCTTGACGCCGAACCGATCGACCATCATGTGCGAAATCTCGCTGCACGTATGGGCCGCCCAGTGCTCGACCAAGAAGGCATCCTCCTCCGGGGTGTAGTTGCTCATCTTCCCTTCCTCCTCTTGATGCTGGTTTCGGCAATCGTCTCCTGCGGCAATCGGCTCTGGTCCTTGGCTGGCCGTGGCCTGGACTCTTCGCGGCTGGTCTTGCGGGGGTCAGCATCTGGCACCAGGTCGCACGGCACGAGAAGCCGGAGGGTGCCAGAGGTCATCTGGAAAGGGATTGTGCAGGTCGGCATGGGCCGCTGCTGGACGATGGTGCGCACCTTGGGTGAGGGCTGCGCTAAAAAAGCTCCTATGATTACAATGGAGCCGAAAGCGTAGGTGAGGGGGCTGTTAACCCATTGTTGCAAGGACGGTTTTACGCTAGCCGGGGTTCTGGGCATCGCTCGGCTCCACGTTATCGTCCCGGGCGTGATCCACGAGGAACCGCACGAGCGGCATCGAGCTGCCGACGCTGTAGGTGCGGTATCCGGTGATGTTCGCGGGTTTGGTGCGCGGCTTCCCGCGGAACACGATCGGGTAACCGAAATCGACCCGCGCCTCCGGGTGAGCCAGCAATATGGCGTCGATCGTCACCTTGAGTTCGTACAGCTTCATCACATTCTCTCCCACCAGTCGGGTTCTTCCCGTAAATCCTTTCCAGATATGATCGTGCCGATCACCACGGCGACTACGAAACCAACGAAAGCGCCGCAGCCGAAGACCAGGAAATCACGCATCGCCTCTCTCCTCCCGCTCGAGCCGATCCGCCACCAGCTTCGCGTAGCCCGCGATGTCGGCCCAGTTGTCGCTGTAGCGCGGGTTGCCGTTGACCACTCTCGAAACCTTGACGCAGATCATCCGCAGCGCATCGCGCATGTCGGCGTCGAGGACCGTGCCGCGATCGCGGCAGTGGGTGTCGATCAGGTCCGACAAGCTGGAACTGATCTTGGCCTGCTGCAGATAGTTGCCGTAGTTGCTGCCCCGGTCCTGCAGGATGCGGTTGATGTCAGCCATTATTTCTTCCTCGCTTTCATCGCCTCTAACAAAAGATCCTGCACAGACCGCTTCCCCTCGAGCCGCTGCAGCACCAGCTCGTCGACCGTGTTCTTGGCGACGATATGGTAGATGAACACCGGCCTGTCGTGGCCGCTCTGCGCCTGTCGCGCCGGGCCGATCCGCTCGATGATCTGCTGGTGCTGTTCCAAGTCCCACCAGTGGCCGAAGAACACCAAAATATTTCCGCCGTCCTGGAGGTTCAGACCGTGGCCTGCGCTCGCGGGGTGCGCGAACATCAGGCGGATTTTCCCTTCGTTCCAATCGCGCAGCGTCTGCGGGTCTTTGTCCAGTTCCCGGCCGAAGGGGAAGGCTTTCTTGAGCCGCGCGAGGTCGCTTTTGAAATGGTACGCCACCAGCACCGGGGCGCCACTGGCCTCCTCGACGATCTCGTCGAGCGCATCTAACTTGGCCTTGTGGACCTCGGTCCAGCTTCCCTGGTCGTCGGTGTAGATGGCGCCGTTGGCGAGCTGCAGGCATTTCAGCGTGAGAGCCGCCGCGTTGAACGCCTCGACTTCCGCTCCCTGGATCTCGGCGAACATTTCCTGCTCCAGTTCCCGGTAGGCCCGAGCCGCAGCCACCGGCAGGTCGATCTCGATCCTGTGGACGATCGGCTCGCGCAAATCGAAATGGTCGCGCGCGTTGAGCGAGAAGCACACGCCGGAAAGCTTCTCCTCGATCTCGCGCTGCGCGTGGCCCAGCGGCTTGATGAAGCTCCAGCCATCGGGCGTCGGGATCGACGTGAACCACCGGCTGGTGAATGCGCCGAAGCTCTTGCCGAGGCGCTCGCCCTTGTCGAGGAACCATATCTGCCCCCACAGGTCAGCCAGCCCGTTGGGGCTTGGCGTGCCGGTGAGTTCGACGAACCGTTTGACGTGCTTGTGGGCCACCTTGCCCAGCGCCCGCGCCCGCTTGCCGCCCTGCCCGAGGCGGAAGCTCTTCAGCTTGGTGCTTTCGTCGGCGACGATCGTCGCGAAGGGCCAGCTCTCGCCGAAATGCTCAGTCAGCCAGACCAGGTTCTCGTAGTTCATCGTGTAGATCGCGGCGGGGATGCGCAGCGCGGCGCGCCTCTGCTCGGCGCTGCCAACCACCGGCACGACCTTCAGGTGGGAGAGGTGATCCCACTTCCGCACCTCATCCGGCCAGGTGGATTGCGCCACGCGCAGGGGCGCGAGGACCAGCACCGGGCCGGGCTCGACGATTTGCAGGATGTCGAGCGCGGTGAGGGTGGCGGAGGTCTTGCCGAGGCCCATGCCCGCCCAGATGGCCACGCGCGGCTGCCCGAGGATGCGCTCGATGATCTGGGATTGGTATGGGCGGGGGGTGAATTTCATCCCAGCAGCGCCTCCACTTTCGCGATGCTGTCGATGACGTGGACCGACTGGCCCATCGCCCGCAGCCTCTCATGCTCGCGCAATTGGTTCACCCGCGGCTTCTGGCCGGGGGCTTTCAACTCCGCGAAAAAGCTCCAGCCCTTGAGCATCACGAAACGGTCGGGAGCGCCGTTGCGGCCGATCCAGCGCAGCTTGCGCACCTCTCCGCCGAGGGCCTTGACCCTGCCGACCAGGTAGTTCTCGATGTCGCGCTCACGCATCAGTCTTTCCTGTATCGATGGGTTTCAAATCCGGCGGCGGCCAGCGGCAGGCCGGTGGCCCACACGGGCGGCACCGACATCAGTGTCGCCAGGCCGTCCGAGGACCAGCTCGCGTCGTCAGGTGTTTCGGTGATCAGCTCGTCATGCACGCTCAAGACGATCTCGTACCCTTCGGCGTCGGCCAGCGTCATCCCCGCGGCCAAAATATCTCTGGCACATGCCTGCGTGACATTCTCGACCAGTTTCCCGCCGTAGGTTTTCAGCCGCTCCCAGCGCCGGCTGTACTGGTTTACGCCCATGTACGAAATCTGACCGCCCTCATCGACGCGAGCGCCGGGGTAGCAGAGCGATCGGCCGGACGGCAGGATGATGCGAAGCCATGCGGCATTGCGGCGGATCTTCACCTTGCCGCACGGGATGTCATCGCCGGGGCGGTGGATGGCGAGCCGCACGGCATCGGCGAGGCGGGGCCACAATTCCGTCGTGCGGGGGTGCGCGCAGCGCCACGCCCGCTTGATGGCGTCGCAGACCACCCACGTCTCGTCCCGGAGGCCGAAGGTGGGGCGATTGTTGAGCTTCGCCCAGGCCAGCGCGCTGTTGGCCTCGGAGATCAGCCCAGCGCCGAGGGTGGGGCGCGCAGCCTCGGCCATCGCGTCGAGGTCGATGTTGTAGGCCGCGGCGAATGTCACGAATGCACCGACACCGCCCTCATAGCCAAGGGCCAGTTCCATCACCTTGCCGACCTGGCGCTGGGCCTTCGTGACCTCCTCGGGCTTGACCCGGAACGACCGCGCATAGGCCAGCTTGTAGAGGTCGGGGCCGTGGCCCTCGTCGTAATCACGGAACGCCTTGAGCTTCCATTCCTCACCGGCGAGCCACGCCAAGACCCGGCCCTCGATGTTGGCGAGATCCGCCACGACCAGCTTCTTGCCGGCAGGTGCGACGATGCAGCCGCGGATCGCGCTGCTGGTCAGTTCCATCACGTTGTCGGTGAGCAGGTCGGCGCAGTCGGCCTTGAGCATGTCGATGCCGGCGTCGATCGCCGCTTGCAGCTCGTCGTCCTTGAGGTCGCCGATCGTTGGGCGCGGCAGGTTCTGAGGCTGGAACAGGCGCCCGGCCCAACGCCCGGTGCGGGATGCCCCACAAAACTGGAGCGTTCCCCTCAACCGCCCATCGGATGACGTGGCTTTCTTCAGCGCCGCATATTTCGCCGTGCTGGTGGTCGAGGCTTGGAGGCGCACCTGCAGCAGCTCGCGGAGATCGGCGGGCAGCGTCTCGTCCTGCAGGAGATGCTCGACGGTGGCGCCGCGCAGGTCGTCGAGCGCCAGGCCGTGGGCCTCAAGGATATAGCGCAGCATGGCATCGCGCTGGGTAGCGGCCCAGACGCTGCCGTCCGTGATGGCCTGGGTACGGTCGGCCAGATCGGCCTGCGCACGATCGACGCCGGCGATGGCCGCGTGGACGAGGTCCATGTCGATCGCCACGCCACGGTCGTTGATCTTCTGGTCAAGCAACCAGAGTTGGCGCTCGGCATCGGTCCAGTTCCACCTGGGCAGCTTCCGGTCCACGGCGCGCATGGCCTCGATGTCGAGGCGGGCGTAGTCGAGGAATTTCTGCCAGTCCTCCGGGTGTGTCAGCCTTGTGGCCCTGCGGAGCTTCTGGTTCTTCGGGCGGGGCTTGCAGAAGAGGTTGATGAGGCGCTTGCCGTCACGGTCCTTGGCCTGATCGGTCGGCACCTGGAGGATCTCGCAGAGCTTGCCGAGGCTGCCGGGGAGGCTGTGGGCAAGGGCAGTCACCATCGTGTCCCTTATTTTTTCGGCAGGCAGGTCGATGCCGTTGCGCTTCAATACGGTGCGGTCGAAATGGGAATTGTGGATGACGACCTGGTTGGCCTGGTCGAGCAAGATGTGTAGGTGGTGGTTGAGCGGCCTCGTGAGATCCCACACCTCGACCGGCTCGTCGTTCCACGCCCACGCCGCCAGCAGGATCTCGGCCTTCTCGGCGTAGGCGTGGGTGCCGTGGCCAATCGGCACCGTGCTGTAGGTTTCGATGTCGAGGTAAAGGGTGCTCACGGCGATCTCCTCTGTGAAATCCCCCGCAGCGCACGGAGGCAAAACCAGACGCTGCGGGGGCACGGCCAGTCTGGCGGGGCGCTCAGACCAGCGCGTCTTCATCTTCAGTAGACAGGTCGTCGAATTCATCGGCACTCGCCGGGCGGCCGCCGCCGAACGCCTCGCCGTCCTTCACGAACTGGACACCACTCAGCGAAGCGGCGATGCCGTTGCCGGAATTGTCGTATGCGAAGACGTCGACGATCATGTTCACATAGCAACCAGCGTAGGGGCGGCCGTCCGACACTGACAGGGGGGACTTGTCCCGGTCGATGATGGTCGGCCGCACCTTGTTGCTGGCCGAGAACGCCATCATTCCCTCGTACCCGTCGTAGGTCTTGTTGTCGCCGTCCTGGAAGCAGAACTTGTTGGGGTTGCCCCGGATCGACTTCACGATGCCCGCGGCCTTCGTATTCCACTTATCGGTGGCGACCTTCATGATCGCGGCCTCGATCTCTCTGACCATCTCGCTGCCCTTCGGCACCAGCGCGGTGGCCTTGAACTTGGGAGTGTCGCCCGCCTGGAAGGCGCGCGGTTCGAACAGGTCCGGGAAGGACAGGCGGGCATTCTTGATAACAACTTTCATCTTCGTTCTCCTTATTGGACGGCTTCAAATTCATCCGCACTCGCGACCAGACTGATGGCCGGTCGCTTGTCGTTCTCGGGGGCCACGCTCGGCCCGCCGTCTGCTTGCGTAATGATGGCCTGAAGGACGGACCACTGACGTGGCCCAATAGTTCCGGCCTTGTGCAGCTTCTCCGCGGTCGTCGGCGAGATCAGCTTGAGGTCGAACATTTCCTCGACCTTGAGCCTCATGCTCTTCAACTTCGCCTCGGCCTCCTGCTCATTCGACCACTTGCGGGCGCCCTTGCGACCGGCCACCAATTTGTAACCGGGCACCGCCTGGCCGGAGAGCAACTCGCTCTCCACCCGCGCCCTGATGGCCTTGCACCATGTCTCGACCAGGTCGATGCTCGACATGCAGTGGGCCAGGTAGTTGAGGCCCATGCGCTGGGGTTCGCTTGCGATCTGCTCGCGCTGGGCTGCGTCGAGATCCTCGAAATCGGCGCCCACGGTTTCGGCGATATGGCTCGCCAGCGCCGGGCAGTGGGCCTTCGCCTTGCACCAGCGGCAGGCTTTCTCTGAGGGAGCGAGCGCGGTGCTGCCTTCCACGATCGCAGCGGCCGCATCGGAAGCCCCCGCCGCGAAAAGCTCCAGATCCTCGACCGTCTGCGTCCACTCGGAAATATGGTCGAGGCGGGGCTGCACGATCACCATGCGGACGGTCCTGAAATCCTGCACCAAACCGAATTGGTGGAGAGCGCCGAGCGCATACAACTGCAATTGCTCGTTGTCCTCGGCGTCGACCTTGACACCGCGGCCGTACTTGAGATCCACCAGGATCAGCTCGTCGCCGGCGGTGATGATGCAGTCCGACGTGCCGAAGCTGTCGGGAACGCCGATCACCTCAGAGAAATCAACACGCTGCTCGACGAAGATGGGGTGAGAGCCGGCGGTGGTTTTCACGTAAGCCACGTACCGATCGACGCTGTCGATCATGTCGGCGTCGTACTCGTCGAGCGGCCAAGGGATGTTGCCCAGAATGCTCGCCGCCAGTTCGTGGGCCAGCGTACCTTCCTCGGCGAACTCGCTCGATGTATCCGGCAGGGCGGCCTCAAGCGCCACGCTGCCGGGGCAGCGCAGCCAGCGGTGGGCCGCGCTCGGCGAGAGGCGGGCGTGGGCGGTGGGTGTGTCGGCCATCACGCCACCGCGGACTTGGCGACGGCCACGACCTCGGCGTACTGCTCAGGCTTCAACTCCTTGCCGCTCTTCGCGCCAAACCTGCCGAGGACATCGAGGGCGCCTTGACGGCCATGCTTCGCGGCCACCGCGGTGATCGCCGCGGCTACCTGCTCGTAGGTGACGGGATCAGCCGGCTCGGGCGGCGAGGCGGGCTCTTCAGCCTTCGGCTCTTCCTTGGCCGGCTTGGTTTTCTTCTCCGTCTTGGCGGGGGCGGGGGCGGCGTCGACGGGCGCCAGCTCGCTGGCCGGGGCCGCGGGCGCGATGCCTTTGGACAAGATGCCGATGAGTTCCCGCACGGCGGCGGTGTTCTCGGCGATGGCGATTTCGAGGGACATTCTGGTTTCTCCTGTTAAGCGAGGGGTGGGAACAGTTCGACGTCTGCAAGCTCGACGCACTGGTAGCCTTCGATCTCGGACGGTTCTTCGAGCGTGCGGCGCCGGATGCTGGCCCATCCGCCGGCCTTCTCGTGTCTGGCGATGTGAATGCTGAGGCGCTTCCAGGCGGGGTTGGTGAACGGCGCGCCGGTGGACTTCCGCAGCAGCGTGACCGGCAAGTTCCTGGCCTTGAAAGTGACGATGCTCATGACACGACCTCCAGAAAGCGAGCCGTCTGCGCGGCCCGAGCGGCGGCCCCAGCGGCCTCAGCGGCGGCCCGAGCAGCGGCCCAAGCGGCGGCCCGAGCGTCGGCCCCAGCGGCCCCAGCGGCCTCAGCGGCGACCCGAGCGGCGGCCCAAGCGGCGGCCCCAGCGGCGGCCCCAGCGGCCCCAGCGGCCTCAGCGGCGGCCTGAGCGGCGGCCCCAGCG